TTCGGGCAGCGCATCGCTGTTCCAGTAGGTTTTCTTGGCCATGGTTTCGAGTCCTTCTGTTCAGGCCGCAACGACGGCAGGATTGAGCTTGACGATTTCTTCACGCACGGCAGCAATGGCGGTCTTGAGGCTGTCGCGCTTCTCGGTCAAGACGGCTTCCATGCGCGGGGCCGCTGTCCGAATGCCTGCCGGAGGCTTGACGGTTGCCGCTGCCAGCTTCTTCTGGAATGCGCCACGGCTGGCGTCGAGTGCCTTCACCACTTCGGAAATCGCCTTGCTGTGGTCATCCTGATTGGCGATGGGCATGACCTTGCCATTGACCAAGACCTGAAATACGTCGCCGGTTTGCTTCACCCGCAGCGTCGTGGTCTGGCTGTCGGCATGGGTCAGGCGGATTTCCCGATACGTCACGCCCGACGAGCGCATCAGGCGCGGCGAAACGTCGGTTTGCACCACGGGCGCACCGGCGCGGCCAAATTGCCCGGCAACTTTGCGGGCGGCGGCATCGGAGCTCACGCCCAATTCTTCAAACGAAAACAGTAGATTTTTCACGGCGTACCCTTGGTAGTGTCCTGCCAATATTGTGGGCAACGGCAGGCAGCGCGCCTTGGCGGGTTTTCCGCGAACGTTCGTCTATACAGGGGCGGAGACTTCCGATAGATTCGGCCCGATTGACTTTTCCGGCGATGGGGCGATAATGCTGCTCAGGTGCTGAACACACCTTCCGTCAGCGGTCGCCGCGCCCGAGAGTCATGCGGTTTTTTTACGTCCATAGTTTCTATGGCCGGGTAGCGCGCAGAAATACAACACCCGCAAGGGAAATACTGCGGGCCGTCTGACGGCGGTGTTCAAGTACCTGGCCGCCCCTCTGAACAGGGGGCGATTTTTGAACAAACCGTCAGGAGTCCATCATGGATGCTCAACCCGCCGTCTCGCAAGCGCCGACTTTCGCGCCAGAAATCCAAGAACTGATCGACATTGCCAACAAGCTGAACCGCGAAGGTTTTTCCGGCGTGATTGGCATAGCGCGGCACGCGCTCAACCTTTACCCGAAGAAATCGCCCTGCCGTGTCATTCAGTTCAAGAGGGCGGAGACATGAAGACTGACCGGAAAGCCGCGTTGCCCGCAGAAAGGCTGCGCGAAGTGCTCGATTACAACCCGGAGACGGGGGAATTCGTCTGGCGCATGAGCAACGGCAAGCGCGCCGTCGCCGGGCAACCGGCGGGCGGCATCTCCCGCAATGGCTACGTTCGCATTTCGATTGATACCCGGCACTATGCCCACCGTCTGGCATGGTTTTACGTTCATGGGGTCTGGCCGAAAGGCCAGATCGACCATATCAACGGAATCCGGGACGACAACCGTATCGAGAATCTGCGCGAGGCGACGGCCTCACAGAATGGGCAGAACCGCCGTGCCGCGCGGGCCGACTCGCACAGCGGCAAGATCGGCGTCCGCCTGAGCCCCACATCCGGGCGCTGGGGCGCGGAAATCGTCAAGGATGGCGAGAAATGCAGCCTCGGCTACTTCGATACCCCGGATGCTGCGCACGACGCCTATCTGGCCGCGAAGCGGGAGCTTCACGAGTTCGGCGAGGTAGCGAAGGACATTGGCGGGCATCTTCCGAACCGAGAAATTAAGGGGCGGCAGATTGCGGCAAAGCACGGCACGAAAAGCGGTGTACTTGGTGTTTCCTTTGTCCAGAAGACGGGGAAGTGGAAGACCCGGATCAATATTGACGGCAAGGCGAAATACCTGGGATGCTTCGATACGGCGGAACTGGCGGGCAATGCCTACCGGGAAGCCCGGAAGAAGCTACTCGGTCAGTGACTGTGGTGGTTGGAGTTGCCGCCGCCATCCATCACGGTGCCAGTCGCATCCACGTTGCCATTGACCGCCACATTGCCGTTGATACTGGTGGCCGTTCCTGCGCCCGCGCCAGCCACGCTCAGACCGCCCGCGACGGATTCATTCCCGGTCAGCGTGGTTTGCGGGGTATCGAGCACGACTTCGGGCGCTTTCAGCGTGATTTTCGTACCGGACTGAATCAGGATGTCGCTGCCCGCGATGAGTTTCATCAGCAGATCGGCGAGCAATTCCATGTTTTTGTGATGCCATCTGCGCCAATCCACGGAATTCCCCGCTTGGGGATTCCGATAACCAGTAATCACCGGGTAGCGGGCATCGCCGCCGATGAAGGCGATCCAGACGGCATCGCCTGGGGTAATTTCGATTTCGGTGGTGTTGGCGCCAGCGCGCGACGTATCGCCGATGGGGTACTCGATTTCCGCCTCGGGCAGCACGTCGCCGCCGTCGGTCAGGCCCGGAATCTCCACGCGGCACATGCGCGCGGCGGCATCGTAGCCGCGCACAATGGCGGGGTAGCGCCCCGGCCAGAATCCGTAGGTTTCGCCCGCCTTCATTCTTCGAGGCTCCCCACCCAGAGCCGGGTATAGGCTTCCTGCGCACCGCCGTCGTCCGTGCCGCTGCCGAAGACATGGGCTGCCGTGATGACCGCCAGCTTGGCGCCACCGGCGTAGGCGATCAGGTCGCCAGCCACGACGTTCCCGCGAAGGGTCGTGCGCGAGGTCTTGCGATGCACGAGGCAGCGCGTCATGTTGCGCAGGCGCTGGGCATCCTTGAAGGGTGAAAACCGCACCGCGCGCGGCTTGTCCCGGTTGCCGAATACCGCTTCGCCTGATGCGGCCAGCGAGAAGAACCACGGCACGGTATGCCGTTCGAGAAAGCCGCTCTCCACGTCCTCGGAAGTGTTATCGGGCAGCGTCAGCACCGTGGCCTGCTTGAACAGGTCGCCCAGACGGACAAATTGCAGCTTGCCGCCCTTCCAACGCACCGCGCCGCCCTCTTCTTGCAGCAGGCGGGCAATGTGGAAGGTCGGGGTGTCGCCCACTGGGCAGCAGAAGCGTGGCACGGGGAAGTCGGCATCCACGCCCCTGATGGTCGCTCCGGCGGCCCGGTAGATGGCGGCCAGCGAGGCGTTCTCCTTGATGATGGCCCGGCTGCGCACGTAGGCGGCGCCCTGACACGCATCGAGCAGCGCGGTCACGCTGTAGGCTTCCATGTCACGCTGCCCTTGGGCGGAGCGCCCGGCGATGCGCTTGGACTTGACGATGCGCAGCGCGTCGCTGCCAACGGTCAGCACCTGGCCCTCGGCAAGGCGCTTGTCCAGCCCGTCGTCGCCGGCCCGGATCTCGGCTTCCAGCGTAAGAGGGATGGGGGATAGGTCAGAGCGTAGCGTGGCGGACTTGATGAGGTCGCCGCGAAGCTGCTTACCGTCGGCGAAGGTCACAATCACGGCTACACCGTCAGGATGGGTTGGAAGAAGGCCCTATGCGGCATTTCCGCCTCGATCTGGGCGATGTCGCCGGCAATCTCGCTGGCAGAGCGCCCGAAGGGATCGACACCCATGCCGCGCGACGCTTCGAGCTGCAAGGCCGTCTCGCGCTCGACGTACAGCAGGAACAGGGGGCGAATCAACGCCCACTCGGATTCGTTGATTTCCAGGTCGCCGTCGATGGCTGGAACCGGGTCGGCGCCCTCGCGCGCGCGGATGACGGCATACCCGGCATAGAACCGGGTGGCCGCCATCGCTTGCGCAAGTACCGTTTCCTCGTCCAGCAGATTGCCGGCGGGCCGCTCTTGCGTGGCGAACTGCGAAGCCAGCGCGGAGAGCATTGCCATTAGCGGTAGTCGTTCGAGTTGCCGGCGGTGGTTTCGCCGAAGTAGTGGAAGAACGCCGTGCCGGTAATCATCAGCACCTGCGAGCGGTTCTCCCAGTCGCGGTCGGGGTCATCCACCTGGATGAAGCAATCGACGATGCGCTTGACGCGCAGGTACTGCTGCGGCGTGCCTTCATACACCTTGGCGTTGAAGTAGCCGCCCTTGGCGATGAGATTCACCAGCATCTGATCGACGCTGCCGGCCACGTCTTCCAGCAGGGAGATTTGGCCCTGGTGGGCGATCTTGATTTGCTGGGCCTGGTACATCATCGAACCCAGCGGCATCGGAACTTCGATTTCGCCGGCGGGCGCGGTCTGCGGCCACGGGAACTGCTTGCACTTCAGCCAGCTTTGCTCGAAGCCCTCGATTTCCAGGGAGAAGTCGCTGGAAATAGCCTTGGCGCCCAAGGCGCGGGTCGCGTCGTAGTGCCCCTTCAAAAGGGCAGAGGTAGAAACGGTCATGTCGTTGTCCTTTCGTAGGGGATGGAGACGTACCTGCTCACTGTATGGCACACCATGACCTGCACCCGGCGCAGTTTTCCGCGCTACTGGCAGGACTTGATGGCCGCTTCCAGCTCGGCCTCGTAGCCCTGGCGCTGCTTGCGCTCGGCGCGCAGGGCCGACATCTGCCGGAAGACGCCAGAGCCGACAGGCAGCGCATCCACGGCGAAGGCCGGCTTCGTGGGCGCGGACAGCTTGCACGGAACCGGCGTGGGGACGAATACCTGCTGCACGTCGGGCGCGCGCTGCGCGGGAGTGGCGCAGCCGGCCAGCACCATCAGGGCGGCCAGCATGGCGATGAAGTGGATACGGTGCGTCATGGCTTCTTTCCTCGCTCGGCTTTCAGCTCCGCGTCGAACGCGACACCCGCTGCGGTGGCAGCGGTGCATTCGTCTGCGCCGGCGGGCGGCTGGGACTGCATGATGGCGGCGGCCTGCGCCTGGTAGCCGGCAGATTCTGCCTTGGCCTTCTCGGCGGCGGCCTGCGCCCGATTCTCCCGCTCCTGCGCCTGTGCAACCAGCTTGGTCAGCTCGTCGTTCTGCTTCTGCGCGGCGACGGCGACGGCGTTGTAGGACTGCTCGAAAGAATCGGCGCGCTCATTGGCCGCCTTGAGCTGCGTTTCGAGGGCGGACACCTTGGGCGAGTAGTAAGCGGACGTGGCCTTGTAGCCCAGCCCGATTCCCACGGCGATCATGGCGATGACGCCCAGCGCCTTCCACAGCAAGGGGTTGAGCGGGTTCATTGCGCCTCGCCTCCGGCGTGCTCCTTGGGCTTGCTCTTGTCGCCCATCAGATACACGCCCAGGCCGCCGACCAGCGAACCGAAGCCGATGCCGAACGCCTGCATGTCGAAGTCCTTGCCCTGGGCGATCACACCCCAGGCGGCCAGGACGATGAAGGTCACGATGCCGACGATGGCGGCAACCCGTCCGGTTTCCAGCGTTTCGCCGTCGTAGTCGGTGATGAGATCCTTGAGCGCCATGTCGCTGTTCCTTTCCGCCATCAGGCGAGTTCCGTATCGTGCCGCTCGAAAGCGGCGGCCATCTTGGTGTCGTACTTGTTGGCGGCGTAGTTCGGGCCGTTGTAGTTCTTGGCGAACTTCGCCCAGTCCTGGGCCTTCAGCGCCGACCAGATGGCCGGGTTGGCCTTCACGAAGCGCACGAAGGCGTCCAGTTGCGCGGCCTCGTCGCGGTACATGGCGTTGATGAACTCCTGCACGGAGCCATAGCCCAGCAATTGCCAGTGAAAGCCCATAATCTGGAACAGGCCCCAGCTCGCGGATTCAAGCGCGCAGGCCCGATGAATCTTTGCTGCCTCATCCAGACGGTCGCACTCGGCGACACCACCACGGTAGCCGCCGGGCGTCGCATTGACGACGCCGGGGTGGCTCTTGGCGTAGCTCTCGGTCATCTGCGGGCCGATGGTATCCTTCAGTCGGCGGTACATGATGTGCCGCTCGAACAGGATGACGGGGCGCCCGTCGTCATAGAAGCCGGAGCCACGGCTTTCAACTTCGGTGACGGCCTTGACCGCCGCCACGGGAACGGAAAGCAGCAGGGCCGCCTTCAGGAAGTCGGCGGGGATCAGTCGCTTGGATTCAGGCGTCGCCATATCAGCCCCCCTTCTTGAATTTGTCCGTCATGCCATGGATCAGGTCGTAGTAGTCGCGCTGCAACTCTTCGCGCGTCGGCGGCTCCACGCCGTCGCACTCGCAGCGGCTGATGTACGCCATGCACTTCGTCACGAAGCCGAAGATGTGATTGCGCGCCGCCTCGACCTCGGCAAGGCGCTCATCGAGGTCTTCGACGCGCTTCTGCAACCTGGTAAAGGCGTCACGGTCGGAAGCATCGGCCTTGAGGGTCACGGCGTCCTTGCTGACGCGCAGACCAATCCATCGCAGGATCATGAAGCCAAGCAACATCAGGCCAGCCGTGCCGCCTACTTTCTGTTCGGGTGGAAGTCCGTCCAGCATCTTTACATCCTCCGACGGGCAAGCACCTTGCCGAGATTGCCGATAGAGCGAATCACGGTGTTCAGGCGATCAACGGCTGCGGCATGGGTTTTCAACTCTGCTTCCTTTCCCTTTTTCCAATCCTCAAACGGCCTTCCCTCGAAGAACCGCTTGACGACGCTGGGCTGCATCGCCAAGGCGTCGTTAAGTGATGTGGATGAATATAGGGTGAGGCTAGATGCCGTCCCCATCAGGT